TTAGATAAATTGACGGAAATAGTCGTTGATTTTGTCATCGCTGTTCTGTTGCATTTTCTTAGTGACGTGAGTGTAAATGTCGAGCGTGATATTTATATTGGAATGTCCAACTCGCTCCATAATGACAGGAAGATCCACGCCAGCTTCAACTAACATCGTAATATGTGTGTGACGTAAAATATGCGTTCCGCTCACATCTTTGATTCCATACGCTTTATAGATTTTATTAAACACAGCACCTATCGTCACGGCTCGTACCGGCTGTTCACTTCTTCCAGTAAAGACTAAATCACACCACTCAGACTTGGGATCACGCAAACCTATCAGCTTTTCTTTATTGTATTGCACTTTCATTTTCTTCAGCTCTTCTGCCAGGTCCTTGTTAAACGATACGGTACGATTGGAGTCTTCTGTTTTGGGTGGAACAAATTCGAAACCACCTTCATCAGCCGATTTTTCAAACAAGGTTTTATTCACCACTAGCATGTGCTTGTCCAAGTCTATATCATTCCACGTTAGTGCTAATACCTCCCCGACACGTAAGCCTGTAGAAAGCATGGTGAGCGCCAATGAATAAGCGTTTCTTCTACCCGATGATTTTACACCAACCAGGAAGTTACGGATCTCATCTTTCTCCAGATACTTTTTCTTTGAGTTGCGCATTTGCAGTGATTTCTTATTCGCTTTAGGTATCACTGTATCTTTCACTATATTCTTTTCTACATAACCGTTTTTAAAAGCAAACTCAAACATTAAATTCAAAGCTGTACGAGTACCCGCAATGTGATTTTTCGATATATCTGTATCACGTCGCTCGACCAAAAAGTTCTGTATGTCGTTTATTTGCAGCATGCCAATCAAGTGATTGCCGTGCTTAACAATAAAAGGACGCAGAGCCACCATTCTCACTTTTACGGATGAAGCTTTTACCGTTTCCCTATAAACATTCAACCATTCGTCATATACATCCTGGACGAGCCTTTTTGTCGTTTGTCTTTCTTTAGATAATTCATGAGCTGCCAATTGTGCTCTGCGAACAGCTTCTTTCTTCGTATCTCCTCGACGTGTTACTTGGCGACGTTTGCCAGTCAGTGAATCGGGTGTAGCGTCCATAGTACATGACCACTTACCGTTTTTTAATGTTCTGCAGTACATTTTCATTTCTCCTTTCTTAGATAAATATCACTGGAATGTATGTTCTATTTTTGTTTAAAAAAATAATACTATATAAAAGCATTATTTTTTCTGTAATTCGACTTTAATTCTGGCTTCGACTTCAACACATTTACTATAAGTTTGTTGTATAAAATCGGACGTGTGAGAAAATCCTTGTTTAAGCATCGACATATTGTAATACAAAGTAGATGTTTCATTTAACAAGTCTTGATCAAGATTATGAATAACAATGAAAGAAGCTTGTTTCCATGTATCAATTATTAAATTTTTTTCCATCAATTTAGCAAGATCATCACTCTTGCTTTGAGCAACAGCTACATCCAAGACCTGTTTATTAAATTGAATTTCATGGGATAGCAATTGTAGAGCGCTTAGATACTCCAACTTTCTTTTCGTCTCAGAATCCTGAGCTTGGTGATTAAGTTGAAGACGAGCTACATAATACGCTACAGACGCTGCCAATACAGAAGAGATTATACTTGTTAATGAAGTAATGACGACATCAATAATAGGTTTATCGGACAAGTCTCTTATATTGAACAGCAATATTGTCGTTATTACTATCATAGAAAACAATATAATAGCCATAATAAAGTTCATTTTTAATTTCATGTTATTTTAAAATCCATCATACTTCGAGATAAACGCTCATCCAGCTCAGAGAGCGGTTTCGAAATAGCTTCTTTCTTAGACGTTGTGTTTAATGTCGTCAATGTATCTAGTGGAATTCCCGCTATATTCTTTTTCATTTCATCTTGGGCTATAGATGGGGATTGGAAAATAGCGGGAGATGGCTTTAAACCACTATCACTTCTTGTTAATATGTCATAGGTACAAGTTGGAGGTTTAGTAATAAAAAATTCGTCATTTTTTATAAACTTAACTTTAACCATTCTCATTATATCTTCTTTTAAATATTGTTCAGCACAATGTAAACAGGCAATATAATCATGCGACTGCCATTCATCTAGATAGATTGGTGATTTACAGTCAAGCTCCTGACAATCAACATACATCAACATATTTAACGGTGCGGGATTACCATCAGTGAAATATAAAAAAAGTTGTAAAGCAGTTTCAACATCGAGTTTGTTGTGATGAGCGAATTTATATGGATCCTTAATTCTATCTGTATCTAGAATGAAATCGTTTATTGATGATTTTAGAGCAGTGTTTAAAACTACATGTGAATCTTTATCAATTCGTTTGAAGTACTTCTCTAATTTTTTGTCTAACATAATTTTCTTTTTCCCTCCTTAAATAAGTGTACTGTCCTTTTTGGTAATAGTAGACGCTTAAATTCTCATTAGATACATCTAATCTAACATATATGTTAACGTTTTCTCCAAGAATAGTAGTCATCCAAACAAATCCGACGTCCAACAATTCATTTTTTCCTCTAATTAACTCTTTTAAATTCCAATATATTGGCGAGGTATAAATAGGTTCTAATTGATCTGTTCTGGAAGAAGCTCTTGTACAATCGCCATCTTGAAATAAAAATCTTGAAACCCAACCATCTGGATACAACTGGATATTATCTAGGCCAGACCTGTCTTGGTACAGGATTGCTGTAATTTGATTTAGGAATTTCTCGCTATATTCAACATTTATTTCATCCAAAAAGCGAGCAGTGATTGCTTGCATATCATCAGGTAAAAAACCTTCTAAACGTTCTTCAATGCGATCACTTAGTTCTGCGTACAAGTTAAAGAGTGCTTTTTTCAAAGTATATTCATTATGTAAAACAGGTATAATGTTAAAAACTCCGAAGACGTTACTCTCCAAATATGTCTTTACAGTATAAAGTAAGTTACCTATTTGAGCATCGACAAACTTCAAAGAGTTTTTTGAAAAATTAATATTAAAAAAAGAGTTTTTGAAATCAATATTGACCGTTACAAAAAAGTTCTTACTCATTTCGTCAGTTGTTTCTCCAACTTTAATTAAGAGAATAATATTTTCAAGATTCCCTTCTTCTTCATAAACCCTAGAGGTAAAGAGCCTAACATTACTACCTCCATTTATGTCGTCAAAGAAACTTTTATCAATATTTAAAGAGGATACATCATTCTCTTCAAGGAAATCAGCTTCAAGCGCATTAGTGATTCTGAAGCCATAGAGATAGTGTTGATTGCTTTTTTCTATAGCGATATTGTTGAAAATGAAATCATTCACTAATTTCCTATTTACTTCATCTTTAAAATATGAATGATTGTTCAAATATCGCTTCAAAGGTTCGTAAGATGCAGAACTAACATGAGGTGTAAACCCCTTAATCGAATTATCTTTGAAGAAATCAGTCCAATCTGCTTTTGTTATATTACTGATGGTTTTCACCGTAATTTTGCTCTCCATATTTCCAACTCCCTTATTATTGGTTTAACCACTCCAAAGTCCCCAACTTCCCACGCGACACCGCAAACCCATCCACCTTATGTCGAAACTCCAACTCCATGCGATACGCAGCGACTTCATCGCTCACCAGAAAGTAATCCGCAATATCCGAGATCACGACAGGCGCTTCATACGCGTCCGAATATACATCTTCAATGAATTGTCCTGGCATCAGCAGATAGGCGGCCATACGCTTCGCCTGATTCTCACACTTGCCAAGAGTGTATTGATCCACGCTTAATTGTGTTTGATGATGGGCATACAAGTGACAGAACTCTTCCGCAAGCAGCAGTTTCGTTTCAATAGCATCCAATCCTTCTTTAATGAAGATGGTCCCGCGTCGTGCATGATTCTTCGGTATGGAGAAAGCCTTTAAATGTTTATTAATTGCTATTCCTTCTATAGAAGGGGAGTCCAAGGGCAATACTCGTATACCGTAGCGCCAACAGATGTCATACAAATCGATTTCATCTGGATATGTATAAGAAAAATGGGAGAGGACCTTGTCGGCCCGTTCCTCCCAGTAGTCGGTGTGGTGTCTTAGCTGCATACGCTCACGACCTTTAAAATTCTAAGTTATAATCAGAAAGTAATTGCTCAATTTTTCTACCAAATTCTCTATCATTTTTTCTAACGTCATTTAATAGTGCGTTTGCTGAAGTGATTTTGGAAGAATCTCCAGTTTCTATCGCAGATAATATTTCTGTGAAAGCTAGTTGCTGGTTACCAATAGCTTCAATTAATATTTCATTAACCTCGGTAGTTTCATCGTTCGGCGTGCGAATTGCTTCTAGTTCTTCTAACAATGCCATATTTGCCGGAAGAACTTCTTCTTGAATTAATACTCCAAGCTCATAGTCGTCAATTTCACCGGTTGTCGAGGCTTCACGCAGTTCATCCCATCTAGCACCTAAATCAGATAGCTTTATATAAGATGTTTTGACTTCATCTAGATAACTTTTCACTTCTGCTTTATCGGATGGAATATTGGTTTCCACCTCGACTTTATCTCCCGCTGAGGAAGTAGTAGTTTCAAGTGGCGTTACATCCGCATCTACTTTTTTAGTTTCGGTGTTATCTGAACTGCTACCGCAAGCGGTTAAACCAATCACCGAAGTCATCATAACGATAAGAAAAATTAGTTTTTTCAAAATAAACCCCTCCTAATTAATTTGTCTCACATACATGACTTAGTGAGATACTCCTATATTATATGTAAAAATAAACACGGTTTGTTAAACCGTGGTATTACCTTGCCTTCAATCTTCCAAATCCCCAAATCCATCGCCCAGTTCTTCGTCGTCCTCCAAAAACATCTTCTTCATCTTATACATCTTCAGGAGCTCTTTCACTTTCTTCTCCGGATCAGACGCTAAGTCATGAAACATAACGGGGTGTTTTTTTAGTTCGTTGAAGAGTTGGAGTTCTTCTGTAGTTAGGTTGATTTCTTGGCCGGCGACCAAAACATCTTTACTTGATAACTTGTCGCCAGATATTCCATGAAGATATTCAGTAGAACAATCTAACTCGACGGCTAGCCTAGCTACATCATCATGGTTAGGATCACTGTATCCTCTCTCCCAATTCGAAATTACTTGAGAAGAAACGTTTACCAATTTTCCTAGCTCAGTTTGTGTTAACTTGGATTGTTTTCTTTTGGCTTTAATTCGTTCTCCTATACTCATAGTAATCTCCTTTATTATTAATTGAATTACCAAAATAATATCAGTAACTAACGGATATTGATACACAACTAACGGAATATGAGAATTTAATATTTAAAAGTGTTGACATTAACGGAATCTGTTAGTATAGTATTAATTAACGGAAGGCGTTAGTTATGGAGGTGAGATAATGGTTCATGAAAACTTAAAGAAAATCAGAATCGCAAAAGGTGTTACGCAAGTTCATTTAGCTAAGAAGTTAAATGTTACTCCAATGACTTACAGTCGAATGGAAAATGGAGACTCTAAAATAGATGTTGAAAGAATGAAAATCTTGTCTCAAGCACTAGAGACAGATATTGAAGTTTTTTTTAATAACAAACTAACGGAATCCGTTATATTGAAAATGAAGTTTCAAAAAGAAGTAGTTTAGTAAAAGATTCTCGCACCCAGCAAACTGCATTCGAATAGCCACCTGCGCCATGAACCAATTAGGAGAGCGACAAACAGAGTTAAAGAGCCGTGATTCGAGTTCAGTTTGATGGGTGTGAGAAAAGAAGTTGGATAGGAGGGAGAAAGATGTCAGAAGTGATTGTAACAAACGCAACAGAATTAAACGAGCTTATCAATGCAGCAGTAAATAGGGCGGTTGGCGAAGCGTTGAGAGAACGTCAACTACCAATCTTACTATCACTGCAAGAGGCTGCAGACTTGTTGGGTGTGAGTTACACAACAGTACACCGTGCAGCAAAAATTCAAGGTTTCCCAGTCACTCACGATTTCGGACACACCAAGATCGTGACAGATCAACTGCTCGAATGGATTAAGAAGCGCAGCAATTATGAGTTGGTTTATAACTTTAGCGGATGAACAGGGATGTGAATCTTCTATATAGGGAGGTGCAAGGGATGGACAAACAAACAATCGAAGAACTCGTAAATCTGTTGGACGGAATATCAAGTTCTGATTGGGCGAGGATTAAAGGGCAAGTGGATTGGACGTTCAGTAGCGAGGCTGCCAAGGTGAAGCTCGGCAACACACCGCAACTGAAACGAAGTCTAGAAGTCGAATTTAACCTTCGACGATTTGGAGATACATCGGATTGATTCGATAGTCTTTTCCTTTGTAAAGAATATGAACGTGGTCCAGTTGGTACATGGTGTGTTCAACAGCTCTTTTGAAAGGACTCCATATTTCTGCACCTTCTTCCCACCAAATTGAAGGTGACGATAAATTCCCACCCATCTTACAATCGGGATCATCGTTTAGATTTACCCAATTACCGCATAAGCAGGCATAAACGTTTGTAGCCATTAATATCACCACCCTCCAATGTCATTATTCGACATAGAGGAACAAATTACCTACTAAAAGGAGGAGATACTATGAATCAATTAACAAAGTTGTTTGACGGTCAAGAATTAAGAATTATCGAGAATGAAGAAGGACCGTTGTTTTTACTGAATGACGTATGCGGAATTTTAAATCTAGCGCCAAGAGTTGTGAAACAAAGGTTACTAGAGGATGTATGTGCAACATACCCCCTTGAAACAGCAGGCGGAACGCAACAAGCGACATTTGTAAACGAAGATGGTCTGTACGATGTGGTTCTGGAAAGCAGAAAACCAGAAGCGAAGAAGTTCAGAAAGTGGGTTACCGGAGAGGTGATTCCTTCAATTAGAAAGCACGGCGGTTATTTAACACCCGAAACAGTCGAGCAAGTCCTTTCTGATCCAGACACATTAATCAGACTGGCTACCGACTTGAAAGAAGAAAGGCTGAAGCGTCAGCAGGCTGAACTGCGGATTGAACAGCAGCAACCGAAAGTGCGTTTTGCAGAAGCGGTTGAAACGAGTGATACATCAATTCTAATTGGACAACTTGCAAAATTAATTACACAGAACGGTTTCCACGTTGGTCAAAATCGATTGTTTAAGTGGTTAAGAGAAAACGAGTTTCTCGGTAAAAGTGGATCACATTACAACGAGCCAACTCAGTATGCAATGGAACGAGGTTGGTTTGAAGTGAAAGAGCGGACCATCAACAATCCGGATGGTAGCGTGCGAATCACCAGAACAACAAAGGTGACTGGAAAAGGTCAAGTGTACTTTATCAATAAGTTTCTAAGTTTGAAAGATGTGATCTAGCGGAGCGGAGGGGTTTGCTCCACTAGATTCAGAGGTTTCTTACGAAGCGTAACACGAGGGTTATGAGTGGGTCTACAACTAGATTACAACATCCCAGATAAATAGAGTATGTCAATTCGACATATTGAAAAAGGGGGTGAGGACATGGACTATGGCGCAATACTACGAGCGTGCAGAAAGCGCAAAGGATGGACGCAAGAAGACTTGGCGGAAGCTTTATGTATCGAACAGGCAGATATATCACGCATCGAGAACGATCGCAAAGAACCACCGATGTCGCTGTTTCAGAAGTGGGCAATGGTGACAGGGTCAACGGACGTACTGGTCGCGTTTATCGCGGGTATGGAAGGCATGACAATCTTAGCCAACATTTTAACTATCACTGGGACAAGCATCATCGGCGGGTTTATCAACTACTTATTTTAGGAGGACACTATGAAACTAACAAATTATCGCAGACAAGATATTGAACGAGCTGCGGATCTAAAAAAGATGGCTATGCATCAGATAGAAGCGTTGGAGTTATGTAACTGGACAGATGACATGGAGGAAGCGGTATTCCGTGCGGAGACGTTGCTAGAAATGTTTAAGCAAGTTCGAGTAATGCAACACATGAAACGTATGGATAGCAGTACACACGCACTGGCAACCAAACTTATCGCACAAGGAATCAATGCACAGGCTATCAAATTTACGCACAAAAAAGCCGACTGACGCGTCCAACGTCAAATCGGCAAATCCAAAATTTATGTACTTTCAGTATAGCACAGAATAGGAGCTTTGGCTCCTATCAAGAAGCTCGGGTTGGTTGGTTAGCCATTGGATCATTTCCACTGTGATTGGAACTCACAGACCTGGTCTTCTTGATGGGATTCACATCCATCGAATAGAAAGGAGTTGATGACATGACGGAATACGGACATTTGTTATTGATCGCGTGCTTGCTTCCAGTCGTTGCATTCATGATCGGCACCTTATGGGCGGACGCAGGCCATCAACTTAGAAAGGAGCGTGAAGAAAATGACGACGTACCAGTGGGAAATAGTGTTTATGCAAGAAATCGATTCGGTCTACGTGATGACATTTGAAGACAGTGTGTTAGCTGCAGCTCAAACGTATTACGACAACTACGGCGATCACATGAAAGTCTATGCGATTCGTAAAGACGCGGAAATTATTCGTTTTGAGGAGGCAATCTAATGGGTGAATTTGCAGACATGATGATCGGTGGCGTACTTTGCCAGTTTTGCGGAGAGTATATCGGCGATGAGGTTGGCTATCCACAATCGTGCAATGACTGCCACCATGAGTTATCGGTTGCGGAAGTTGAAAAAGAACAAAAATAAAACCCGCTGTTAGAGCAGCGAGTTCGAGGTTCCGATTAATTAACTTACTTGAATTATAGTACGGAACCTCACAAATGACAAGGAGGCAATAATGATGAAGACAATAAAACTACTCAATTTAACACTGAAAAATTTTAAAGGCATTAAGGAATTCGAACTCAATGTGAATGGTAAGGATGCAACGATTTTCGGAGACAACGAAACAGGAAAGACTTCTTTGTACGATGCATTTCTATGGTTATTGTTCAATAAAAACAGCCAAAATCAAACGAAGTTTTCTCTTAAAACACTGACGCCTGAAGGTCAAGAGATGAATAATTTGGAACATGAAGTTGAAGCGTCGTTCCTGGTAGATGATCACCCGTTGGTATTAAAAAAAGTGCATTACGAGGATTGGACTCAAAAGAGAAACGCGCTTGAAGCAACATTTAAGGGAAACAAAAATAAGTACTTCATTGATGAAGTCCCGACACCAGAAAAGAAATACAACGAGACGATTAAAGAATTGATCGACGAAGAGGTATTTAAACTTCTGACTTCACCCACTTACTTCAATGAGCAGTTCAAGTGGGAGAAACGACGCGAAGTGCTTTTGGATATTACAGGAGATTTAACTGATGAAGAAGTTATTTCTGCTAACAAAAAATTGCAAGAATTGACCGGCATTCTGAATGGCCGAAAAATCGAAGACCACAAAAAAGTGATTGCTGCTAAAAAGAAGAAAATCAATGATGAAATCAAAAGCATTCCTACAAGGGTCAGCGAGATTAACAACATGCTCCCAGAAGGAAGTATCGATGTCTCTTCTATAGAAGCAGAAATCGCAAAAGTAGAAAAAGATATTGATGCAGCGTCTACTCAAATCAACAACATCAAAAACGGTTCGGCTGTTACGAATAAAAAGAATGATCTACGTCAGATTGAAATGGATCTCGAATCCATCAAGCGTGAACTGGAATCGGAAGCTACTGACAAAGGCTACCAGGTGACTGCAAAGATACAAGAAGAGAAATCCAACCAGGCGATTATGCAAAGAAAACTGGATGATGCAAAACATCAGATTGATGTAGGTAAAAAAGATGTGGCCGATTTTGACAAGAAGTTGGTCGCTCTACGAGAAGACTTTGCGACAGAGGACGCTAAACAATTTGAACATAAGGAAGCGTGCGAGTGTCCTACATGCGGACAAGCCTTACCAGAGGAGCAACTAACAGCCGCTAGAGATAAGGCGGTAGCGGAGTTTAACACCACGAAGTCTGGAAAGTTGGAGCACATCCAAAAGACAGGAAAAGCGATTGCCGCAGACAAAGAAGAAACACTGAATCGAATCATGGAATCAGAAAAAGTCGTTGCGCAACTGCAAGAAGATGTTACGAAGAAGGAAGAAGCGATTAACAAGCTAAACATCCAGCTCAATGAATTGCGCGATGAAGTGAAGAACGCGCGTATGAATTCGAAGTACACGGACAAGGTTGCAGAAATGTCCGCTGTTCAGGAAGAAATCAAATCTCTCGAGGCGAATGCAGCTGAAGTTGTAGCGGAAATCGAGAATGAAGTGGTTGCACTCAAAGCAAAGCGCTCTGAACTGAACGGAAAAATCGCAAAACATGAACAGGCCAAAACGTCCAAGAAGCGTATTGCTGAACTGGAAGAGCAACAGGAACAACTCGCGAAGGAATTCGAGAAAGTCGAAAAGGAATTATTCCTGATTGAAGAATTTACTCGAATCAAAGTAGATATGTTGGATGAGAAAATCAACAGCAAATTTAAGATTGCACGTTTTAAGCTCACTCACAAACAAGTTGACGGAACACTGGTTGACGTGTGTGAAACGACGTATAAAGGTGTTCCTTATGGTTCCGGATTAAACAATGCGGCGAAGATCAATGTCGGCTTGGATATTATCCAAACCCTATCAAATCATTACGGTTTCAGAGTCCCGATCTTCGTCGACAATGCCGAAGCAGTTACACGGATTGCAGATACGGATTCCCAACTGATCAGCCTGGTCGTATCGGAACCAGACAAAGAATTACGGATTGAAACGCAACAACAGACTATGAAGGAGGCAATTTAATATGACGAATCAGGTTCAGCAACAACAAAACCAACTAACAATCATTCAAAGAGATATTACAGACAGTGTAAATGGCAAAATCGAAGAATTACAGGCAGAAGGGCTTTCCCTTCCTCCGAATTACAGCTATAGCAATGCTCTAAAAAGTGCATTTTTCAAGCTGCAAGAAGTAAAGGACAAAAACGGCAGAGTGGCTCTCGATGTTTGCACAAAAGATTCAATCGCAAACTCTTTGCTGGACATGGTAGTACAGGGATTAAGCCCAGCCAAGACACAATGCTATTTCATTGTTTATGGCACACAACTTCAACTTAACCGATCATACTTCGGCACACAAGCCGTTCTAAAGCGACTCAACAACGTGAAAGACATATGGGCAAACGTAATCTATAAAGACGACGTATTTGACTACGAGAATGACCGTGGACGTGAGCGATTGATCAGCCATAAAACGGCATTCGAGAACCGAGACAAAGAAATTGTGGGAGCCTATGCAGTTGTCCTTACCGCGGACGATGAAGAGATCCTTACAGTCATGACAAAGAAGGAAATCGAAGCATCTTGGGGGCAGTCGAAGACAGGTCAAGCAGTACACAAAAAGTTCCCACAAGAAATGGCTAAACGTACCGTAATCAATCGAGCGGCAAAAGCCTTTATTAACACGAGTGATGACAGCGATCTACTTGTCCAGTCGATTAATAACTCTACCGAAAACGAGTATGACGAAGATCGTCCATTAAAAGAAATCAATCCACAGCATGAGATTGACCAAAACGCCAATAAGGAAGTACTGGACTTCACGCCAGAGCCTGAAAAAGAGCCTGTCTATGAAGAACCACAAGAAGAGTCGGAACCTGTTTTGGAGCCGGTTAGACAACCAGAACCAGTTACATCGAACGGACCGGGCTTCTAATGATCGAGATTACAACACTCGCAACAGGCAGTACGGGGAATTGCTATCACATTACAGACGGCCGTTCCTCGCTCCTCTTGGAGTGCGGCATTAAATTCAGGTCGATTCAGAAGGCGTTGAACTTTAAAACTAGCAGAATAGCAGGGGTACTGGTTTCGCACGAACACAAAGACCACTGCAAGGCGGTACAGGACGTTGCAGACCGAGGGCTAGACATTTACATGTCACAAGGCACGGCGGACGCTATTGGCATTCAGCATCACCGTATACGGCCTGTTACATGCAAAGAGACATTCAGAGTCGGTACGTGGACTGTATTACCGTTTGATGTCCAGCACGATGCAGCAGAGCCGTTCGGCTTCTTAATTGCTAACCAAGACGGTGACAAGTTGTTATTTGCAACAGATACCTACTATATCAAGTACAAATTTTCAGGTCTTACCCATTTGATGATCGAGTGTAATTACTCGCAAAAGATACTACAAGAAAACGTAGAAAGTGGACGTGTACCCGAGTTCCTGATGAACCGAGTTATGCAGTCGCATTTCAGTCTAGAAAATCTATTGGTTTTTTTGAAAGCTAACGATCTATCGAGAGTTCAAGAGATTCATTTGCTTCACTTGTCGGATAGTAATTCAAACGAAGAAGAATTTAAAAAAGAGGTACAAGCAACAACCGGAAAACTTGTTTTTGTGCCCTAAAGAAAGGTGATTGACCATGAGTAATGTGAAATGGATAAAGCTGAGTACGCAGATGTTTGAGGATGAAAAAATAAAGTTGATAGAACAGATGCCGGACGCTGATACCATCCTCATTATCTGGGTTAAATTGCTTTCTCAAGCTGGTAAAACGAACGGCAACGGCTACATTTACTTGAGCGAAAACATCCCTTATACGGATGAAATGCTAGCAACAATATTTGGTAGACCGCTCAATACAATTAGACTTGCGTTAGAGACTTTCAAGGCTTTCGGAATGATTGAAATAGACGACGAACACTTTATTAGTATAGCGAATTGGGAGAAACACCAAAATGTCGCTGGATTAGAAAAGATTCGTGAACAAACTAGAAAAAGAGTTGCTAAACACCGTGAAAATCAACGATTAGGAAGCAATCAAAAGGATGTAACGTTACCTGTAACGCAGAGTAACGCAACAGAACTAGAACTAGAACTAGAAGAAGAACTAGAAAGAGATAAAGATATATTGTCCGATTCTCCGAATCAGACCGCGGATCTCATTCCCTACTCTCAAATCATTGATTATTTAAATGAACAATGTTCAACGAAGTATCGAAGTTCAACCGCTAAAACAAAAGAATTGATTCGTGCCAGGTGGAAGGAAGGCTTCCGTGTTAAAGACTTCGAACAAGTGATTGACACTAAACGTACTGACTGGATCAACGATAGCTCGATGAATAAATTCTTACGACCAATCACACTATTCGGTACCAAGTTTGAAAGTTACTTGAACGAAAGGAGTGCAGCTGATGCGAAAAATGTCGGACGTAATGACAAACGTAATGCAAAATCTACAAAAACATACGCAGATGGAGTCAACTTCTAATTACTGCACTCACACGACATTGGTATTTGGTAAAGAAGTAACTAAACGACATCAAATGATTATGTTTGACGGCAAAGAAGTATGCCCGGTATGCGAGATTGAGCGTGACACAGAAGAGTTCGAAAAAAGAGAAGCATATCGGATCAAAGATGCAGAAAAGAGAGCGGAGTATTTGATTCTCGAAAGTAAGTCACTATTTAAAGACAAGACGCTGATCAACTCTGGATTCAAAAATTACGAAACGAAAGACATAGAAGAAATCACCAATAAGAAAAAAGCGATTAAAGCAGTTGAACAATATCGTGCAGGTGAAGTGTTCAACACATTCTTGCAAGGTGATCCAGGCGTCGGTAAGAGCCATCTGGCAATGAGCATCATTCGGACAATGAACGAAACGGACAACCAAGACAGATCGTGCTTGTTCATCGACATTGATGAAATGCTATCCAAAGTGAGAGACAGCTTCAACAATCGTGAAAGTATCTACACGGAACAGTATTTCATTCAGTTGCTATCAAGGGTTGATTTTCTTGTGTTGGACGACTTGGGGGCGGAGACAGGCTCGACGAATACAGAAAAGACCGCATCTGATTACACGATGCGGATTCTGAAAGGCATAGCGGATTCTAGGCAGGACAAGCCTACCATCTTCACGTCTAACTTAAACCGCGAAGCGTTAGGTCGCATGTACGACGCTAAGACGGTTTCCAGGCTATTGCGAAATACGTATGTAATCAAGTTTGAAGATACTACGGATAAACGAATCAAGAATATTGAGTTTTAGGAGGATGCAGAATGACTTGGACAAACAACAGCGGGATCTACACGGTTCCTATGCCGGATAAAGTCGACTGGCAGAAGATCCAGCACGAAATGGACGCATTGGAAATCAAGTTGCAGCAGGCAGAGGCGGCTATGGCTATGAGGAAGGGGATGACGGCGTGAACGAAAAACTGAAATGTTGCAATGCTTGCGATGACCCGTTCCATTGGGAAGACGAAGTCGTAATTGTGGACGACGAACATTATCACAAAGATTGTGTAGAACTTTATCCAACTGGTTACGTAGCGTTTCTAGATGGTAATTGTTTAGGTGAAACAGAAAACGATGATGGGCAGAGCGCCTATGAAATTCTGGACGATGAGGAACTGTTGGAGGTGCCGGAATGAATTCAGTGAATCTAATCGGCCGCTGGGTCAGGGAGCACGAAGTAATATACGGTAATACAACAGTCGTAAAGAACACGTTGGCTGTCGATCATCCATACAAGAAAGACGATGCGAGCTTTATCCGCGTAGTTATGTTTTCAAAAACTGGTGAATTAGCAAACCAGTACACAACCAAAGGATCGCAAGTGGCGGTCATAGGACATATTCAAACTGGCAGTTATGAAAAGTCGGACGGTTCGAAAGTTTATACAACAGATGTCATTGCGAGCAGCATTAAGTTCCTGGAACCAAGGGGCAACAGTTCGGTACAGCCGAATAGTTCACAGCAAGCTCCACAACCAACGAAAACACACGGACAGACAAATACTCAGTCTAACTATCAGACAGGGCAAGGTGGACAAGCAGGGCAACAATATGGGTATGATGTGCCGCCTGACGTCACAGATGATGATTTGCCGTTTTGAGACTATGAAACTTTGAAAGGGTGATAGTCATGACGTTGAAAACCAGAAGTGGAAACAGTAAGGCTATACGAGCAATCAAAGCGGAAGCAGCGCGTCATGTATCAAAAGAAATTGAATGCCGGATCTGCGGTTGCAAGGAAACGGTACAGAAACACAGTTATTGCAGTACCAGTCGTTTATGCATAAAGTGTGCGAATCGAGAATTTAACGGATGGCAGAAGGAGAGGGAAAAGTAAATTGAACATACAGCAGCTAACAGACGCGATCAGAACATGGGCGATCTATCGAGGATTAGATACAGCCGACAGCACTAAACAAGCACTAAAGCTCGGGGAAGAATTCGGTGAGTTGTGCCAGGGGTTGGCAAAATCAAGACCAGACGAAGTGAAGGATGCGTTGGGAGACATGTTCGTGGTGATGACGATACTCGCTATGCAAGAAGGTGTCGCTATCGAAGAGTGTGTGCAGATAGCTTACAACGAAATCAAAGACCGAAAAGGTGAGATGGTGAACGGTGTTTTTGTGAAAGAAGATGATTTAGTAAAGGGGTGATTCGGTGCTAACTATGTTCAAGGTCGATCACAAGAAAAAACTTTTTATCCACGGTGACTTAAACTCACGCGAAATAAGAGAGTTAAAAAGAGAGGGGTGGCGCGTTGATGTCAAAGCCAATCCCTCCATACCTAGCAAGGCGGTTAACAAAAACGGCATACCACAGGGAGGAAATACATCATGTCAAAGTGTAAGCGATGCAACAAGCCGCTCAAAACGTCGGAGAGCATCCAAGTCGGGTTCGGACCGATCTGCAAAAGGAAACACGACGAAGCGGAAGCGGAGTTCTTAAAACGGCAGATTACGTTGGACGAAGAAATCGAGTATCAGTTGAAGGTGGCGAGATGATGACGAAAAGTCGAACTCATGCAAATCGCGGCATGCAACTGGAAAAGTTAATTGATGCAACCAATAAAATGTATCGCGCCACAGGCTTTGCGGATGTAAAGAAAGTGCCTACGCCAGTAAGGATAACTAGCAATAATGGTGGTCGTATTAACGGCATGGTAGTTAAAGGTGATCTAGTCGATTTTGTTGGCGTATGCCAAGGTAGAGCAGTCATTTTTGATGCCAAACAAACATCGACAAGAACTAGCTTTTCCCTATCCAACATAGCAGCTCACCAGTATGAAACATTGATGTCCTGGTGGAAGCAAGGCGCTCACACGTTCATCCTCCTGTATTTTTCTGAACGAGGTGAACACTACATGTTGGACATGCCTACACTCAGCACGTATTGGCAGGACGCGCAGGAGGGTGGACGCAAGTCGATACCTTACGATGTGATTGCTAGCCAATGCGAACTGTTGCAAGCCGAAGAGGGCTATCCACTGCATTATTTGAAGGTGTTGGGATGAGCGATATGATTCTGGCGGGAAATATTATAGCGGCGGCATGGACGATCAGTCTGATACTTACATATCAGCACGCAAATCATAAAGGTTGGATTAGAGGTCACGAAGATACAAAAAGTATTACTTTCAAAGTGTTAGAAAATAAGAAAAGAAAAATCGAAGAGCAAGCGAGGAAAAAGGAATGACAGAAGTGTATCTGGCAGGCGGTTTGATCTTTATTACCGCGTATGTATTTGGATTTATCAAAGGGAAGCAGGAGTGACGTAGTAGACGGATAAAGCGAAGGAGGCGTTGGTATGAAATTGTACGTTCTTTACACATCTTACCCGTACGAGGGTGGGTATGTACACGGAGTATTCAGTACACGAGAACAGGCACAACAGGCTTTAGATAGCGATGATTTCGATTTCGGGCATAGTGAGACATACATCCAAGAAGTGGCGAAGGACAATTTCATATTTCAGCAGATAGAAATTTAATGAATCTGCTGCACATTCCGAACATGAAGCGCATTTAAAAAACAGACCGCAAAGCGCGGTCTACACTCACCATTTGGTGTGATTGCAGTTTTAACGTGTCCGACAGTTAATAAACGTGGCAAGTTTTGGGTTAAATATGCTTCCAGTTACGCCTTTGAATGATGGAAAGTATTGTCGGACTTTTAACGCCATATTCAGCAGCTAAGCCCCGGTAAATGTGAGCTTTGGTGTAGATCCCAAGATTAAACAGCTCTGAAAATTTATCGCGAATAGCGATTACGTCGGATTCAGTAAGCTTTGCTTTCGGATGTTTTTCACCGGTATTTATCTTGCTCATTTTCGCTTTGAATTCTTCAGTTGATCTTAATGCACAGGCTTCCTTTTTACTGCGAACGCCATAAACCAAAGCATCTCTGACTACATGGGTGGAGCAACCTAGCTCTCTTGAAACCTCTCTAATCGAGTATTTTTCAAGGTAATATAAATAAACAATTTTCATATCCAGAGTTTCAATTTTAATCTTCAATTCCTCTTCGATGGGTGTGAAATCAAACATTTAAAACACTCCTTTTTTGTCAGGATACTACAAAAAATTCCGACTGGAAAGAGCGAGCAAAAATAAATAGACAACAGGAGTTACACCATGGAACTAAATCCAATCTATGAAATTAATAAATTGCAAGACCAACTACCATTATCGGTAGTGCAAGACTTACACAAACGCATAGCGGACTGGCTATCATCTGGCGGTAACTATGATGATCCGTACATGTTTCAACAGTTGCGGTATGCGCAGTTGGTGGCTAGGAGGGTAAGAAATGGCTGAAAAGAATAATGCTCTTGGGCATCCGATTGGGAAAATAGAGTTCGAGGGGGCGTCTTATCATGTCAAAGAGGTTCAATTCTACGAAGACGGCAGCCAGAGAATGTTGTTAATAGGCGCTAAAGGTGAAGCGGTTATGACCTTTGAGCCGACTGAGAAGGAGGGAGGGATTTATTATGTCGACTGAAACGAATGTGGAGCGATTAACAGAAATAATAAACCGCTGGGAACACAGAAGATGTATTTATTTGCATGACGTTGAATGGCTGATAGGACAAGCCGAACTAGCGCGGGTTTTGGAAAGTGATAACAACTTGCTCCAAGCGATTCGAAACGGACAAGGCGGCATGATCCGGAAGCTTCATGAAGAAAACGCTCGTCTGCGGGAATCCTTGAGAGAAGTATTTGAGCTATCAAAGCATGATGGACACTCGCATTATCTAGATAAGTGCTATGTGGTTGCTCGTCAAGCCCTGGAAGGAGAATTTGAATGATATATATGGCGTTACCTATACTCACGGCAATAATAACAACTAGCATAACCATCTGCATCAACTGGAAGGAGTGGTCAACGTGGTCAGCGCAAGAAATGAACCGACAATCTTAATTCTGGATGACATTGAAATCAAGTGGACATGGAAAGAAAGTGAGTTACTTCATTTTCAGGAAGTGTGGGCTGACGGTGTGCCTATTAATGACTTGGCTAGGGAGCTGAAAACGAATAGACGAAGTGTGGCATTGCTCGTTATGGATCAGGAGATGAAGGGCGAGATTGAGCAGCGGAAATTTGGATTGTATGGGAATTGAAAGGGAGGGAAACTAACATGAAAAGTGGATGGCTACTTAATTTTAAAAATGGCAAACAATATATTTGCTCTGAAGAAGTCTATGCAGATGTAATTCGTGTAATTGACGTTGACGATTTAGAGTCGGAAGAACATTGGTTTTCTATCGAGAAAGCAAAAGAGAAAAATCCAACGGTTCGGGTATATGGGTAAATAAAAAAAGACAGGATCTCTCCCGTCATGGCTGACATTATTGTATCACATGGAGGGGTCCTGGTGAATATGGAAAATTTGTCGATTGATGGGCAAGGTAGGTTAAATATTGATATAATGGAATTACCAATGAACTGTGTTGTGGTGATTTCAGAGGGTGTTGCTAAGTTACGGGAATTGCCAGAGCATGGTGAGTATAAGATTGTGACGCATCAAGGAAAAGTCAGACGGATGCGGAGGGAAGAGGGAGAAGAGTTTTGAATATTTCAGAAGGTATTTGGCAAGGATTTATACTATGATGAATAAACGCACGTTAGTATATGACAGTTTCAAAGCATTGAAAAATAGCTTTTTGTACTCATTGTCGTTTTCAGTAGTGTTACCCTTACTTTTATGGGTGTGGAAGCCTAATTTAAACGTTCCCTTGTGGATTTGTGTAGTTATTCTTACACTGCTGCTGCTGCTAATATCATTGCTTTCAACTTCATTAAATTTATTATTCAATAAATTTAATGAAGTTAGAAATAAACTAAGTGGTTCACCTAAAGTTATCCGTGTCAAAGATGATGTTTTGTTACTGACCAAAGCAGATTTATTTACGTATAATATTTACGTTACAATTTTAATTGTAGATGATTACGAGTCGGAAGAGTTTTTCGGACTGGGAGAAGTAATTAATGTTCAAGATAATTTAATTCAAGTCAGAATCATAGAAATTAATAATAAGCATAGCCAGTTTGCAGAATTTATGGGCAATGACAAACATGTCATTACTAAAATTCGGGTAAAACCATCGGTTTCAAGAGATAAACTACATGAGATATTAGGAGGTACATTTTAATGATAAAAGTCGCTCAAATTATGGATGATGAATACAATAGTGTGGTAATTAATAAAGGGTCTGAACATGGTATAAGGATTGATCAAACGTTTTTGCTGTATGAAATAGGAGAAGAAATTTTTGATCCAGACACCAAGGAATCATTGGGAAAAGTAGAGATAGTAAAAGGAACCGGGAAAGTCACTCATGTTCAAGATAAAATTTCTACTGTAACTTCAGATGAGTACTATTATGAAGTCGAAAAGGCTGCATTAAGCCCTTTCTCAAGTGCTTTTGAAAGGCCGAAAGAAAAAAAGGTGAAAATTCGAAAACCATTTAAAAATCCCAAAGTAGGTGATATTGCAAAAAGAATATAAGTCCCCCTGGCCAACCAGAGGACAACATTTGATTGCAGCATTACGCTGCGTCATTTGTTGATCCTAATAGAATATGAGGTGTAAGATTATACGCACCAGGGAAAAGTCAGGCGGATGCGGAGGGATGAAGGGGAGGAGTTTTAGTTGTCTAGAGTAAAAAGAGAGCATTACGTGCCACAATCATACCTAATTGCTTTTGCAAATGAAAAGTGTCAAGTTAATGTATTCGATAAAAGCACTCAGAAGAAATTTATTTCGCACATCGATAAAGTTGCTGCCGAAGGTAAATACTTTCATTTTGAAAATTTCGATATTAATAACGAAGCTGTTAAAACAATGAATGATGAACAGCTTATAGAAAAGTTTTTTTCAACAGCAATAGAAGGAGAATACAAGCAAATACTGGATAGAATTAGATCCAGAATCACTCTAACGAATGAACCAACATTTAAGGTCGCTATTACAGACGAAGAAAAGCAAAAGTTAGCAGTGTTTTTAACAGTACAAATGTTAAGAGTAAAGGATTTTAGACAAACTCTAAAATCGATTTCCGAAAAATTCACACAAGCAATTTCAGAAAATGATACTTTTAGCGAAAAGAAAAGTGAATTCTTAAATGAAATAAATTCTTTAGATGAAAAAGTAACGCAAGCATCCATGATATTCGATACCGACACTATAAGAGACTTTACAGAGGTTATTTTAAATCATTCATGGATTTTTTATTTTAATACTTCAGATGTAGATTTTATTACCTCAGATAATCCGATCGTTAGAAATGCGCATCTTCAGGATCCGCCAAGAAGTTACGGTGGTATTGCATCGAAGGGAGTGGAAATAAATTTCCCTATCTCTCCTAAAATACTTTTGGCTATGTATGAAAAAAGTTATCATCAAGATTTGGTACCCTGCGATAACAGAATAATAATGTTGAGTGATAATAGGTTCGTTGATTATTACAACTTACTTCAAGTGAATAGATCTTTCAAACAAATATACAGTTTAAAAAGCCTAGACAATTTACTAAAGAATACAAGTAAGCATCATCCCAACTCATTAAATATGAAAAGTAAAGTTACTTTATACCATAACGGAAGAGAATACTAGTCCGCCCTGGCCAACCAGAGGACGACATTTGATTACAGCATTACGCTGTATCATTTGTTGTCCTCTTTTTTTATTTCGAAAAAGGAGTGAATGTGAATGGTTATAGCATTTGAAATTGTTTTACTGGTAATCATGTTGTTTTCCGCCGTGGTAGTTGCTGGTGAAAGAGAAAATTCTAATGCGAGAGATGCTGTACTTACAGTTTTTATAGCAAGCACTGCCGCTTTTATTGCGAGTGTGATGTTGTTATGAAAAGCATTCAGGAACAACTCATAGAAAAAGGGCTTGTACAGCCTGTTAAACGAGATATAGAGCAAAAGGATGCTAGGACAAGCAAGAGGCGGAATGAGCGATTGAGTGAGTGGGATTTACGGGATTTGATGGGTTCTAACATGCCAACATACGGACGAGCACGGGGCGGAGCATACAGACAACGATAAGAGGGGGATTTCACATGCTGGATTGGGCAAATGATTTGATAGAACAATATACAGTGGGTCAACTGGAACTAGAAAAGCGAGCAAACGCGCTAGATAGAAAAAGCCGTTCAGACATGGATGATCTAACACAGATCAACAGTATGATTGAAAGCATGTCGTTCTGTATCGATTGGATGGCTACCGGTCGGCAACCAGGTACGTATAGAGGTGCTGAAAAGCGTGCGGTCTATCAACGTCAGTACATCGAAGATATGGATACAATACCCGATATAGCAGAACAGCTTGAAGAAGACCATAAGCACCTGTACATCAGTAAAGAAGAACGTTTGATTCTAGCTGATATATTCGCATCCATGTCACATCGAGAACGTCAATGCTATGTACTGCATGAGGGGCAAGGCATGAGCATGGGAAAGATTGCAGATGAGGTTGGATTGAAGAAGCGGACTGTACAACAGTATATAGAGCGTGCCCGGCAAAAAGTAAGGGAACGAGTTACAGAAAATGTTTCATGACGTACGAAAGACGTACGAAGTCTACGTATATGAGGGGAACCATTAAAGGAGGGGTGCGTTCGTACGATGAATTGCATCCCAACAGCCCCATACATAACGAGTAATAAATAAGAGGATATTCACCTTCTTTGACGAATATTGTCAGTGGAGGTGATGAAATGCGTAGAGATATTGCTTACTCATTAGAGATTGTCGGATCAGGTATAAGAGAAGACTATTATTTTGAGGATAAAAAAGAAGCGTTTGATTCGTATTCAGCTATTGTTAATGCATTCGAAGGCAAGTTAATTACAGAAGTTCCGCCATCTGAAAACGCAGACAAAGTAATTGGCCTTTCGATAATGAAAACTTATTTCGGAGGAGTGCCAAAAGGAGAAATGGCTGATTTTTCTCCGCAATCATTGTTCAAGAGCACTGTTTACGAAGATGTAAATAAAATGGCTCGTGAGTTACATAGAACAAGTGAGAGCGGTATTTACAAATAAATGATTCAAGCATCTCTTCGGAGGTGCTTTTTCTATGCCTAAAAATAAAGGAGTGAGTGGTGATGTGATGTGCCAAACTGGGAAGAAATACAGAAGGAATGGGAAACAACCAAAATAACACTTGCTGCATTGGCCGAAAAGCACGGAGTGAAGCTCGGAACATTGAAGAGCAGAAAGAGCCGTGAAGCTTGGGTTAGAGGACAATCGAATAAAGATGCAACTAAATCACATAAGGATGCAACCCCTACGAAAAGGATGCAACCGAATATGAAGGAATTAGGGCTTGTTGTTGAGTCGGATAACCTGACTGATAAACAACGGCTATTTTGTATTTACTACATTAAGTACTTTAATGCGACCAAGGCTTATCAAAAGGCTTATGAGTGTGCCTACACAACGGCTATGGTTGAAGGGCATCGCCATCTAAGGAATCCTAAGATATCGGCTGTCATAGACCAGATGCGTGAAGAAAAGATGAACGAGAAGAAAATAAGCGCTAGTGACGTACTCCAGAAGTACATCGATATAGCGTTTGCTGACATAGGTGATTACGTAGAAGTTGATGGTGGGTACTCCGTCAAGGTTAGGCCATTAGAAGATATTGACGCATCGTTAATCAGCGAACTGAGTAACACTGAAAACGGAATCAAGTTAAAGCTTGCTGACAAAATGAAAGCACTAGACATGTTGGCCAAGTATACGGACCTACTCTCTGACAACGACAAGAAACGTCTGCAAGAAGAGAAGTTGAAAGTTAGCATCAACAAGACGAACGCTGAAATCGAGAAACTATCCGGCAATGATGATGACGGACCAATCGAAATCATGATTACTCGAAAGGATGATCGCTGATGGTGGCTATACAAAAAGAAGTGAATCCGCATTTTGACAACTTCTTATTCGACTGGGAACAGAAGTTTCAGTTCTTGGTCGGCGGCTATGGATCCAGCAAGTCGTATCATGCAGCGTTGAAAATCATTCTAAAGCTGATAGTAGAAAAGCGGACCGCATTAGTCATTCGGGAAGTCTACGACACGCACAGGGATTCAACGTTCTCTTTATTGAGCGAGATTGTCGAGGAGCTAGGGCTATCTGACCGCATTCGATGCGTAACGTCACCAATGCAAATCAGGTTCCCAAACGGTTCTAAAATCATCTTCAAAGGGATGGACCGTCCGGAGAAGCTGAAATCCATTAACAACGTCTCGCTGATATGGCTGGAAGAATGCTCAGAGGTCAAGTATGCAGGATTCAAAGAGTTGCTAGGGCGTTTACGGCATCCGTCATTGAAACTGCACATGATTCTATCTACGAACCCTGTAGGAGAAGATAACTGGACGTATTTGCACTTCTTCATAGACAAAATCAATAAGCGTTACGTATTGGATGACAAGAGCCTGTATAAGCAGCGCACGATGGTTGTTGGCGATACATACTATCACCATTCAACGGCTGACGATAATCTATTTCTGCCTGATAGCTATATTGAGCAACTAGAAGAAATGAAAGAGTATGATCCAGACCTTCACCGCATAGCGCGGAAAGGTCGTTTTGGCGTTAATGGAAAGCGTGTATTACCGCAATTCCAAATCATGCAGCATGAACAAGTTATGCAAGCGATACAGACAGTTAACAAGCCATTGCATCGAGTGGGCATGGACTTTGGGTTCGTTACATCTTTCAACGCGGTTCTCAGGATGGTTGTGGATTTAGAGAAACATTATCTATATATCTACTGGGAGTATTACAAGCGGGGCATTGATGACGTGCAGCTATTTGATGATCTAAAAGAGTTCGAAGTATCAGGAGAAAGAATTGTGGCGGATTCAGCAGAACCCAAGACTATCTACTATCTGAAAAAGCAGGGCTTGAATATCAAAGGAGCTCATAAGTTTCCTGGATCTCGTCTAGCCAACACGAAAAAGATGAAACGCTTCAAGAAAATCATCTGTTCTGACCGATGTGAGAATGCTATTCACGAAATGGAGAACTTGGTGTACGCAACAGACAAGTTAGGTAACATCATTCCTGACGAGTTCGGGATAGATCCACACACATTCGAAGCTATTTGGTATGGACTAGACGGATATGAGGTAACAGATATAAAAGGAGAAGCACAAGGACGGCCATCATCCACACGCCCACAAGGAAGGAGGAGATAAACTTTGTCAGAATCAACTGTACGAGCAAGAGTGGTCAAAGCTACTGTTTCACCTGAAACCAAACAAATTCATAAAGATGATTTCGAAGGATTATACGGAGCTGATATTCTAACCCCTCCATACAATCTGACTGAATTGAAGTTGATGGGCGAATACTCATCTATCTTGCAGCAGTGCATCGATGCATACAAGACAAACATTGTCGGCTTTGGTATCGAATCAGAATATAAGTTGGATATCAATTCGGATGAAGTCGAAAAGCGCGTTAGAGAAAAAGCGGAAACAGAAAATACACGACTAGGTGAATTCATTCGGTATTTGAATCTGGATGAATCACCTGAATTGATTCTAGGGTATGTGTTAGATGATCGTGAGAAGACAGGGAATGGTTACATTGAGATCATTCGTAACGGTGTAGGTTTGCCTGTTGGAATTGAATATGTAGATGCTCAGTATATGCGCGTCTGCAAAAAGACAGAGGCGGTACAAGTAGCTTACAACATCTTGGAGTATGGCGTAGAGAAGAAAGTGACACGCTCTAAACGATTCCGTCGCTATGTCCAGATGATTGATCAAGAGAAGGTGTATTTCAAAGAGTACGGAGATCCACGCATCATGAATGCTAAAACAGGGAAATTTGAAGATGACACACCTGAAAATTTAATTGCTACTGAAATTTATCATTTCAAGATAGGCAGCGATACGTATGGAAAACCGAGATGGCTTGGTAACCTGATTAGTTTATATGGCGCTCGTAAAGCAGAAGAACTGAATTTGATGTATTTCACGAATGGTCGGCATATACCCGCAGCTATCACTGTGAGTAACGGCCAACTGGATGATGCATCTTATGAAGCTTTACAAGGTTACATGGATGATTTATCCGGTACTAACAATGCACATAAGTTCCTGTTGTTAGAAGTACAGGGGATGGCAACGGAAACTGCATTGAATGGCGAAGAGAAAGTAACGCCTGCTAAAGTAGAAATCAAATCACTGGCCGAAGTGCTACAGCAAGATGCTCTATTCCTAGAATACGATGAAAACACACGGCAAAAGATTCGTTCCTCTTTCCGATTACCGCCTCTTTACACTGGGGAGTCACAGGACTTCAGTAGAGCGACAGCGGACACGGCTCGCAAGGTGACGGAAGAACAAGTATTCCAACCAGAGCGGAAGACGTTGGCACGTATCCTGAACACGTTATTCTTGGAGCCGCTTGAATTTAGTTATGTGAAGCTATCCATCAAAGGTGCCGACTTCCATGATCCAGTAGAGATTGCGAAGGTTTTAGGACCGTTCATACAAGCGAATGCTGTCGCTCCAAACGACTTGCGACCACTGCTAAGTCAGGTGCTTGGAAAGAAGGTTGACCTATTCCCTGATGAATACAACTTGCCGATTCAAGCAGCGCAAAGTCAGCCGAGCTCTTTTGGTGAACTGATTGGAATTACTAAATCAGAAGAACAACAAGAAAACCTGATTGACCTAATGAAAGATATGCGAGATGTCTTGGAGTCGATGCAATCATGACGAGAGTAGATAAGTTGCTTGCTAATATCAATGCATTCATTCAAAAGGCAGAAGAAGGCTCGGAGGATATCACAGCTATTTTGCCTGATGATATTCCCGAACTTCATGAATTGCCCAAGTTAGTAGAAGAATTTGAAGTGCTGACAGCAAAACTATTAAGACAGCAACGGAAGTTCTATCTGGATGCGTTTCAATCATTCGTATCAAAGGATGACGGACTGACACTGGAAGCTATGCTCAATTACTTTCAGAGCAATCTATTTGCTGCTGATGAATTTGCGACACTGTATGGAGTGGAAGCAGCTGTCTTTTTGACGTTAACGACAGAAGGGCTTGCTAAAGTTATCATGGAGTCGATTGATAAGGATGTTCCATTCCAGACACTATCCAAACGAACAACGAACTGGGTGGAATCTTGGTCGAAAGAATTGGCGGATATCATGCAGCTGAATACGCATAAAGCCATTGAATCTGAATTGATAGCCGCTATCCAAAACGGTGAATCGATTCAGCAGGCAGAGTTACGATTGAAGAACCTGCCCGGATTCGACCGCAAACGAGCGAGGGCAACAGCACGAACTGAAATACTGGCTGCATCCAGTCAAGCTAATTGGGAGTCGTTCATGCAATCACCTGCAGTAAAGAGCAAGAAGTGGAAGCATAGTGGCTCGAAAAAGAGCGTACCGCGTCCTACTCACGTTGCTATGGACGGCGAGGTAGTTGGAGTGGACGAGTTGTTCCTGGTTGATGGTGAGTTCGGGATGTACCCGAGAGACACGTCATTCAGTCCAAGGAATCGTGTGAATTGCGGTTGTGTGATTGGTCCTGTTGTGGATCAAGACATTATTCGATTGAGTCAGGAAGAAAAAGAAGAGATTCGGCAGCAGGTGCTTGCTGAATTGAATGAATAAAGGAGTGGCTATTCATGAGCGGTTATAGAAGTTTGCTAGAGAGTAATGAATTGGCAATGAATGTAGCTAGTAGAAAAATGAGTATTCCAAGATTTTTGCGTCGGATTGGACCTGGAACCATTCATGTAAATGGGGAACTTATTGGACAAGCGACGGAGATTGAAATTTGTGAAGACGACATTCGTAATGCTGAAAGGGGGTGAAAGATAAATGGCAAGAGAATTACTGAACGCACAAGTCACTCACGTATCGTATGTTGATAAGGGAGCAAATCAGAAACGATTCTTCCTAACTAAATCAGCCGAGAAACCTACCTTTCAGAAAGAAGTGAAAGTGTTCATTAACAAAGAAGATGAAGCGCAGAAACTTGTTTATGGTGTGGTGTACGAGCCAGATGTAGAAGATTCCCATGAAGACTTCATGACAGCGACTGAAATCGAAAAGGCGGCTCATGGATTCTTAAAGGATGCTCGGAACATTGACACTCAGCATGATTTCAATGCAGGTGTGGGTGAAGTAGTAGAATCCTATATTGCTCCTTCTGATTTAATGATTGGCGAAGAAGTAATCACGAAAGGTTCATGGGTACTCGTTACAAAGGCATCTGATGAAATCTGGGATGCTATTCAGAAAGGTGACTACACTGGATATTCATTAGCCGGAACCGCTGAAACAATCGAAAAGAAGGACCATGAAAAGCCAATTGCCAAAACATCTGATGAAGTTGAACAGGCGAAAGGCTTTTTTGATTTGATGAAAGCTTTCTTTACTGGTGAAAAAATTCAAAAGGGCGAAGTTAGTGATCGTTACGATGACAATCAAAAGCGACGCAACTTGTGGGCTGTTTGGGACGGTATGTCAGATACGTTCTATGATTCCGTTTGGGACAACAGAACTCCTGACGTTGCCGACTTCGAACGACTTGAAGCTGGTGTGCACGACTTCTTGACAATCTTGCAAGAAATTAAATCAACTGACGATATTGCAAAAGCATTGGAGAATAAACCTGGAAAAATTCGGAAGGGGGAAGATGAAATGAAAGCAGAAGACATTCAAAAAGCAGTAACTGAAGCACTTGCGCCTATCACTGAGCGATTAGATGCGATTGAGAAAGAGGTAACACCGAAAGAACCGGAAACGGTTGAAAAGAACGCCGAGCTTGATTCGTTCAAAGCTGTTCTGAAAGAAGCGATGGAGCCTATTTCAACTCGTTTAGAAGTGGTCGAAAAGGCAAGAGGTGTTTCAAATCAGGCAGATCCAGACAATTATCAAGGTGAAGCACCAATTCAAAAAGGATACATGCGCCATTTCGGCTAATGTAAAAGGGGGAAAATGATATGCCAATGAGCAATCAAACAATTTTAAACAAAGAGTCGACAGTAGCAAGCATTAAGAAGAATCTCGATATTCCAATGGCAATCAGTGATGCGGAAGCATTCCTAGTCGATACGATCAATATGGCTTCCACGTTACCAAAACTGTTGCCTATTTATCGCAATGTAGCTGCAGGTAACTTAGATGCGCTTAGTGTTGGGCGTCGTCGCATTCGTCAAGCAGGTAAGGATGACTTGCCAACAGGTACAGGATCCATTGCCAGCCGAAAGATCCCGTATGCAGTTAAGAAACTGAAGTGGGATGAATGGTTACAAAATGATGATGTGTTCTATTCGGTTTCTGCACGTGGTGACAATGCGGAACAGAAAATCATTAGCATGATTCAGCAACAATTCTCGGTGGATCTTCAAGATTTAATCTTTAATGGAGACACGGATGCAGAAGAACCAGTAGGTACACCAGACCCATTCCTTTCTATTCTTGATGGTTTTGTTAAGAAGATGAAAGCGTCGACGTTTAAAACGGAATTAGTTGCAGCAGAACCTACAATCATGGATTTTGTGAATCATATTCAATTGTTGCCGGAGCGTTTCAAGAGCTTCTCAGATGTTACTTGGTTTATTACGCAAAAGACCAACGACAAGCTCGTAGCGTTGATTTCGAATCGTCAAACTGGATTTGGTGACGCAGTATTGCAAGATGGTAAGATTACACGCTTGGCTGGTTATCCGGTAGAAGTTGTCGCAGAAATGCAAGGTGGTTTTGCTGCATTAACACCAAAATCTAACTTGAAGCCTGTTTTCACACGCCAATTGCGCTATATCCGTACAGCTGATGGTGCGACAGCAGCGGCAAAGGATGCGACATATCATGTGTTGTACTCATACTTGGATGCTGTTGTGCGCGAAGTAGAAGCTGTAGCTTATATGACTGGTGACAAGCTCTAAGAAAGGATGATGAATAATGGCTAAAGTACAATATAAACAAAAGACAGGCGTTTTGCACATTGGTGGAGGACGTTTTTTCTATGCTCAAGAACTGGTCGAAGTGACTGCAAAAGAGCGTGATAGTCTTTTGGAATTGTATTCTGACTTAGAAGAAGTAAAAGATTCTAAGAAGGAAGAGCAGGAAGAACAGAAAGAGACGAAAAGTAAGAAGCCGAAGGAGTGATTCCATGATTATTACTCCTCAGGATTTAAAAGATTACAGCGCGTTTGAAGCGGTGAAGGAGCGTGCTGATAACTTACTGAAGTTCGATATACTTGAAGCCGAAGCGAACGTACAGAAGCAAGTTGAAAAGCCGCTCGCTGATTATGTGCCTTTGCCTGCTGAAATACGCCTGGCTATATTGAAGGTGTCTCAGTACTTCGCCTTGATCAATAGTGATGAATCCATATCTAAGGGATACAAGTCGGAGAAAATCGGTGATTATTCTTACACGATTGGAGACGGCTCAAGTCTAACTCTACCGGATGTATCCGTCCTGCTCGAAGATTATGCAAAGGTTGGAGAATCTAAAACAGGCTTCTTCATGAGGGTGCGGCCGTTATGAGTTATTCAAAGCTATTGACTCATCGTTGTGATATCTATCATTTGCAAAAGAAACAGGGGACGGGAGATTTCGGCATTCCGGGTGCGGACTTAGAAGAATCTTACTCCTACGGAGACGCGCCTGATCACGTAAGTGCGCGTTGCTATTTCACCGAACGTAATCAATCGGTTATTCAAGGTGAGCCGAATCCAACGGTTGTTCAGTCATTCTTGGTTCATTTCTTGCCTAATGTTGATGTGAGAGTTAACGATAAAGTGATTTGGAATGAGACGGAATTCAAGCTGCAGATACCACGAAAAATCAAGAATCACCATATCGAAGTGGTGGCAGTCAGGAGTGGGAATCTATGAAGTTTGAAATTGACGGACTGGACGCTTTTCTAAAAGCACTGGATGATGCCTTTAATGGCGGATTAAGGGATGAGATGGCATTATGGCTGGATATGATGGGCATGGAGTTTTTGGACGTGGTACAGGATGAAATCATTGGCACTGGCACGGTCGATACTGGCCGACTGTTGAACTCGTTTGGGAAAGGTGACGGGGATAACGTATGGACCGTATCTGACGGCGGTTTGACGATTGACGTAGGGACAAATGTGAACTATGCCGTTTATGTCAACGATGGGCATATGACCAATCCTGACGGCGTCGAAACGCGATGGGTACCCGGCCATTGGAGTGGCAGTCGGTTTGTATATGAGCCAGGAGCCGATACAGGTATGCTACTCAAGCAACAGTGGGTACCTGGCACGCACTACTGGGATTTCGCATTTGCGATCTTCGAGAAAATGTTTGGTAAAAACTTAGATCAGAAGCTACAGCAGTGGATTGATTCAAATTTTTAAGGGGGTGAGCGGTTGAATCCTGAAGTAGGCTCCATCATGTCGTACTTTTATCAGCTTTTTCCTGTAAAAGTGTACACAAAAGAAGTGCCACAGAATTTCATGGTACCGTCCATGTATTTTCCGATTCCGCAGTCGTTTGATGGGAATGATTCCACTTCGACATTCCTAAAAACATACACGCTACCTGTGAAGCTATTCCACAAGGACGCACAGCAGGCCTATGCTGAAGCGGAACGGATTGCGGATACCGTGAGGTGGAAACGAGGACAAATCCCTCTGATCAATCCAGATGGCAGTTCAGCAGGTGGTTTTGTCCGGATCAACCGGATTGATGTTAGACAAACAGAAGGCGCAGTCACGTTGCTAGTCAATTGGGATAGCCGCTATCATTATGACCGTCCAGAGCATGTGCCGCTCGAACATTTCAAATTAAATAGTGGGGTGAAAAGATGACGAAAGAAAAAACAAAAAAAGAAGTCGTAGAAGAGGTTCCTGTCGCTGTTCAAAGCGAACCGCGGGAGTCTCTTTTTTATATCCATCAGTTGCGGGAACACAGCCGGGAATTATTTGGCGTGAAGCCGGAAGTGTTGGACGGTGTATTCCGAAATTATCCGACAAATCAAGTGACGAAATCGGTAGCTAAGAAAATGATTGATACGTTCCTAAATAAAAAAGTCGGAAAGAAAAAGGAGGGTGAACTATGAACGGTGGAACTTTTGAAAAAGGTGTAGAGAAGATTCTAGCAGGTATTTATTTCCGTTTTCGTTCTGCGGCCAAGAAACGTGCGCAGATCGGCGAACGCGGTACAGCAGCCCTGCCGTTTGTCTTGAGTTGGGGAAAGCCAAAAAGCTTTATTGCCATCAACGAAGACAAAGACACAGTGAAATATCTGGGTGCTGAAATTGACGATCCTTCCCTGCTACTTGTAAAAGAAGCGAAGAAGGAAGCGAAGACAGTCCTGGTCTATCGTCTGAATGAGGGGACACAGGCAACGGCTGAACTAGGAACAGGTGTTACTGCTACTGCAAAGTACGGTGGAGAGCTTGGAAACAAGTTGCAAATTCGAATTGCTGAAAACGTACTGGATCCTGCTAAAAAGGATATCACCGTATTCCTCGGTCTGCAGCGTGTCGTCAGGCAAACAATCGAAAATATCACTGATTTTCAGGTAAATGATTATGTTGAATTGTCTGGCGCCGGCCCGCTAGAGCTGACTGCAGGAAAATTTCTTGTTGGCGGCGCGAATGGCGAAGTGACAAACGAGGACTTCATGGATTTTATGGATGCTGCGGAAGTGGAGTACTTCGACACGATTGGTCTGCCAGTTGATGATGACGAAGAGCTAAAAGCAGTGTTTGCGTCATTTGTGAAGCGTCTTCGCGATGAGTCGGGCATCAAAGTGGGCGGCGTGATGGCGAATTACGCAGCTGACTTTGAAGGAATTACTAACGTGACGAATAACGTGGCAATTAAAGTTCCCGGTGCCGTGAAAGGGCAGTTCATTGAGCGTGAGCTGACAACTGCCGAATCAGTCGCTTGGGTTACCGGAGCCAGCGCAAGTGCTTCTTCTCTGAAATCACTAACGTTTGTGGAGTATGAAGGCGCAGTGGATGTGCCGGTGCGAATGGATACTTATGCGAAAGAAGATGCAATCCAGAACGGAGAATTCATTTTCTCTTATGATCCGAGGGACAAGGAAGTCACGGTTGAAATGGATATCAATTCCTTTACATCCTTCACAGACGAAAAGGATAAGCAATTCTCTGACAACAAGATCATGCGTGTGCTGGATGGCATCAACAATGATGTAACCCGTGAGATTAAACATGCGATTAAAACTCGCAACAAAGCAAACCGGAGCATTGGGACAGATGGCGATGGAGCCCAATATATTCGGACGTTAATCACTGTGTATATGAATGAGCTTCAGAAAGAAGGAGCTATCAAGAATTTTGATTCAAATACAGATATCGACATTCGCATTACGGAAGATGGCGACGGGTTCTATATTGGGGTTCATGCGCAGCCAGTTTATGCAGCGAAGAAATTCTATATCGACACCACTATTTCACAGGAGAGCGCGATTGCAGCATAATCGCCTCTCTTTTTTGTATGCAGAAAAAGGAGGGAAATGACTGATGACTAGCAAAATGAGATCGTTTAACACGATCAGCGGTAAAGAAGGCCGTTTGTTCCTAGATGGTGAAGAGCTCGCTTATATCAAGGAATTCGAAGCAACGATTGAAAAAAACAAGGTAGAAGTTCCGCTTATGGGCCGCCGCATGATGGGCCATAAGGCAACCGGGGGCAGCGGTACAGGAACGGCTACTTTCTACAAGGTAACATCCAAATTCGTTCGCATCATGATGGAATACGCAAAGGGCGGTCCGGATCCGTACTTTACATTCCAGTCCGTGCTGGATGATGAGGGTTCTGGTCGTGGTACGGAGCGTGTCACATTGTATGACGTAAACTTTGATAGCGCTAAAGTGGCCAGTTTGGCTGCTGAAGGTGATCCAGTCGAAGAAGAAGTGCCGTTCACATTTGAAGATATCGATATGCCTGAAGAATTGGAAGATGACTTTAACTGATCAAGAGCGAAGAAATTCGCTCTTTTTTACATACCAAAAACAAAGGAGAGATTGACATGACAGAAAACAAACAAGCAATTGAACATAACGAGGAAGTAGAACACGAGGAAATGGAACTATCACAGGTAGTGAATGACTTATCATTCTTCCTGCCAGAAAACGTGGAAGAAACGGAAGAAGTAGCGCGTCCTGTATCCAGACGTTTCAAAGATAAAGAAGGCAAGGTTATTCCATTCCGTTTTAAAGCTATTTCGACAGCCAGGGTAGAAGAAATCGAAAAGATGTGCATGGAGCCGGTTTACACTGGTTCCCGAAAGAAGAAAGTCGGAGAGCGATTGAATCAAGCTCGTTACATGGCGCTGATAGCGGTGGAAACTACATTGTATCCAAATTTCCGCTCTGCAGAATTACGTAAGGCTTACAAGCAACAGGACCCAATAGAAGTAGCGAAGAAGATGTTGCACGTAGCAGGTGAGTATGCAGAATGGCTTCACGCAGCAAACGAAATCAACGGTTTTGACGACACGCTTGAAGATCTGGAAGAAGCAGCAAAAAACTAATCGAGGAGGGGAATAAAGAAGCCGTCTATTTTTATTTTCTGATGATGGAAAAGAATTATGCCCCTTCTGATTTACAAGAATGGCGTGAAGCTCCACGCGGTTTTAAAGCGCTGATGAACGCTTGTATCAGCTATAAGCTCGAACAGCTAGAAAAAGAGCGCACTGAACTTGAAAAGATGAACAAGAAAGGAGGTAAAAAATAATGGCCAAACTGACTGCTCGTTTTGATATGAAGGACAATATTTCGGGCAAGATGCGGACGATTCGCGGCGAAACAGAACGACTGGCAAGGGCAAGGGACCGTTTAAATAAGCCAGTTCGCATGTTGATCACCGTGCGAGATCGGGCTACCTCTGCATTGAGAAGATTCGATACCTTTGCTGCTCGTAGATTTCCCAAAATGCGGTCTTTGACCATCCGGGCTATTGATCGGGCTTCGCCTGTTATTACGAAAGTTGGGCGGCTCGCTCGCTCTTCACTTGGGAAAGCATACCGAATTACAATACGGGCAAATGACTTGGCCAGCCGTACTATTCGAAATGTCTCCAATTTTACTCAGCGGAATGTGCCCAAAGCTGTCAGCACGTCAATTCGTGTAGTTGACCTTGCGACACGTCCACTGCGAGCAATTGCCAGTGCTGCGACTTCTACGCTTGGTCTATTAGGTGTAGCTGGAGGAATCGGCGGAGGTATCATCATACCAATCAAAATGGTAGCGGATAGAGAAGACCTGACCACCTCATTCGAAGTAATGCTAGGCAGTAAAGGCGCTGCAGATAAGCGAATGAAGGATTTAACAGAGTTTGCGGGAAGAACACCGTTAACGAGAGATGAAATATTCAAATCAAGTCGTATTCTTCAGACGTTTACTGGTGATGCATTGGCGACATCGAAAGGCATGGAGTTAATTGGTGACGTTGCGGTCGGGACACAAACTGATTTAGAAGAGACAGCTATGTGGTTCGGGCGGCTGTACGATGGTATCGATTCGGGACGACCAGTCGGTGCGGCTACAAGTAGACTACAAGAGATGGGTGCTATTAGTGGAGCAGCTAGGCAGCGAATTGAAGATCTAGCTGAAAGTGGCGGAGACATCAAGAAGTTATGGCCAAAAGTTACGAAGGAATTCGGCAAATACAATGGCATGATGGAAAAGATGTCTGGAAACATGAACAACTTGCTATTAGGACTGAAATCGTTTGTCGGTAACTCTATTCTGATGCCTTGGGGTGAAGGATTACGAGATGTATTCAAACCCGCATTACTTTCATTTAGGAAGTGGCGTGGAGAATATTCTTTCGTTTTATCTGATATGTCAAGACAACTGAAAAAGTCAGGATCTGTTTTTGCAAAGAACTTACTCAATCCGTTTAAGCCGGCTTTTAATTTCATTGGAGATCAAATGAAGATACTATTCCCTGGAGAAAATGCAGCTCAGGCTATGGCTAGGATGAAGCCGGAAGAGTTTAAAGAGTGGAACCAAACGATGAAATTGAAATTCGAGGAAGATCCGGCTTTTAAAGCTCGCTTTGACTCCTTGGAAAAATACCGTGATATGACATTTGAAACACGCTGGCGTTTGGTGGTCGATACCACGAAGGATGCTATTGGTGAATGGTGGGAAACAAAAGGTAGAGACAAAGCAGAGGGTGTTGGTGAAGGTATCGGTAGTGCGTATGGAGGTTTCATTCGTTCTGCGATTATCAGCGTGTTAGGCGGAGAAGCTGAAAAGACGGGGAATCCGTTTATTGATGCTGGTATTACTTCAGGTAAAAGTTTTATTACTGGATTCCTTGAAGCGATTGATCCGGTTGATCTTTCTATGAAAATCGGTGCGAAACTGAGAGATATAAATGTTGTTGCTGCTAAGTCTGCTTGGGGCCATGCGACGGGAAATGAAGAACTACAAAAGTCGGGTTCCATTGGCGGTGCGTTGATAGTAGATGCTATTGCACTAGGTATGGGAGCTACTATTTTAACAAAGTTCAAACCGATTAAAGACGTACTAAGTTGGGGCTTGGACAAGACGATTAGAAGAGGGAAGGGCAAAAATGGCGTCGATAAAGCAGGAAATGCATCGGGGGGAAATACCGGTGGCAGAACTACACCTACTCCTATAGTAACTCCTACAAGAGATCCTTATGCGGAAGCAATGAGGGATAGGAAGAATAACCCTAAGCTTAAGAGTAAAGGTCCTTTTCAACGACAAAATTGGCCAGGAGCAGCACCACAGTCTGCTCCATATCCTAAGTGGTTTGACAAATTGCTTGATAAACGAAGTAAGAAAATGAAACTGCCAAAGCAAACGACTGTGCAAAGTCAATCTCCATCTCAAACAGTGGTTAATGATATTCCTAAGAAGTCACCTCTTTCTAAGCTGCCGAAAAGCCTAGATAAATTCAGTAAGTTAGGAAGACGAATACCCTTACTTGGTGGAATTCTTGGAGGAGCCTCTATTTTAGCGGCACCAGAAGGAACAAAAGCTAGAACTGCAGGTGGCGTTGGTGGAATGCTTGCAGGAGGAGCGGCAGGAGCGGCTGGTGGAGCAGCTTTAGGTTCTGTAGTCCCTGTAATAGGTACTGGTATCGGTGGTATCTTGGGCGGTCTTGGTGGAGGAATCTTAGGTGGTATTGGCGGCGAAAAGATAGGTGATTGGGCAGGCAAAAAATTTGGTGCTAAAAAAGCAAAAGCGAATGAATTAGAACCTGCTACTGACGGAGTTGGTGGTAAAATGCCAGACTTTACAGCAATGAATCAACACGTCCAAACACTCACTGCTACATTGGCAGGGATGTCAGATAAGGCTCAAGGCGCTGCTCATAATATTGAAGCTTTGACCATGACCACTGGTGAAGCATCCGGCTGGATCGCCGGAGCATTCTATCCGTTGCAAGGTGCCACTGATGGGTTGAGTCATAATCTCAATGCTATTACTATGGTGACCGGAGAAGCGTCTGGGTGGGTTGTAGGAGCTTTCTATCCTCTCCAAGGAATGACAGACGGCCTGCAACACAATATTAGTGCGATCACCATGGTAACAGGCGAGGCATCCGGTTGGATTGTTGGTGCCTTTTATCCGTTACAGGGAGCAACGCAGGGACTCGTGCACAACATTAGTGCAATGACAATGGTCACTGGCGAAGCGTCTGGCTGGGTAGTGGGCGCATTCTACCCGCTACAAGGCACGACAGCAGGATTGGTTCATAATATCAGTGCATTGACCATGACAACAGGAGAAGCAGCAGGCTGGATTGCAGGCACATTCTTCCCGCTACAAGGCGCAGGGGCAATGCTAACGCAGAACACTTCTGCCTTGGGTCTCATACTCGGAGAATCTACGGTGATTGTAGCTGGAGGATATCTACCGCTGGCTGCTTCGGGGGCCATGGCTAATCAAAACACTATGGCTCTCGGTATGGTACTGGGTGTAGCATCCGTTATAGTGGCTGGGGCATTCATGCCTTTGGCTGGATCCGGTCCCATGTTACACGGCAATACCATGCGACTTGCTTCCATCCTTGGACAGGCCTCTGGCTGGGTATCCACACTGAACGGAATCCAGAGCGGGGCGGCTGCAGTTAAATCCGCCCTGAGTAACTTAGCTGCTCGTATCGCCAGTGTACCGACTCCTACAGTCAGTGCCCCAGGCGGTGGCCCTAAAGCATACGCAAAGGGTACCAAGTTTCACCCTGGTGGTGACGCAATCGTCGGTGACGGTGGCGGAGAGGAATTAATGCGATTCCCAAGCGGACGCATGGCGCTCTCGCCGGCGACTGATACCCTCCTGAACCTACCTAGAGGAACAGAGGTGCTTTCACACCGTGATACGGTCGCTTATTTGAATCAAGCCCCTGCTTATGCGGAAGGTATTGGATTTGAAGAAGAGCGAGCTGCACTTTCTGAAGGTCAGGTTCGTGCTGCTACATCCTCTTCAACAGGAGGGGGCGGCTCATCAAGAGGCGGTATCCGTGATGTCAAGGTAGAAATCACCGGTGACAACTATTATTCAAACGATATGGATGCTGAGAAAGTCGGGAAAACGGCTTATGACTATATTCGAAAGGCTTTATTGGCCGAAGAATTCGAGGGAGGAGAGATGGTGATCGATGTCTAAAAGCAAATATGAAATGTGGCTGACGTTTGGCACCGGGAAAGAAAAGTTACGCTTTCCCGTCATGCCAGGCGTTTTAAACGTGAGTAACGGCTCTGATAACGAAAGCGTGATGATTTCAAAGCTTGGCGAAGTGACGATTATTCAGGATCCTACCGCAAAAACTTTTCATTTCAGCTCGTTCTTTCCGCGTGGGGAATCCCCTTTGACAGAATATACAGGGATTCTATATCCATGGGATTATATCAAAATGATTGAACGATGGAAGAACAGCGGCAAGCCCGCTCGCTTCATCGTGACAGGCACACCAATCAACTATGCTGTCTCTATCGAGGATTTTCCGTATCGCGAAGGTGAGAAGGATGTAGGGGATTATGATTTCGAGTTGTTGCTCAAGGAGTACCAATTTATTGAACGGCGCAAGATGCCGAGAACGCAGAAGAAACCGACTAAGACCAGGCCGAATACCAAAAACGTTCCTAAATCACACACCGTGAAAAAGGGAGAGACACTGATTACGATTGCTCGAAAGTACTATAACGACAGTAAGCGTTGGAATGACATCTGGAAGCTGAATAAGGCCGCGCTGATCAAGCGGGATAAACGCAATCAGAAACAGCCCGGCCGCTGGATCCATATTAGTTTCAATCTGAGGTTGCCGTCATGATGGAGCTATTTTTGGTTACACCTAAAGAAGTAGTGGAAATTCCGACAGAGTCTATTAAGTGGTCTGGGAAGCGTTACAATGCCGCTCGAAAAATCGAAGCCAGGATACTTGTCAAGCATAATACAGGACACAAGATTGTGAAAATCGAAGAGGGTGACACGCTGCTGTTCAAGTGGTTCAAAAAAGAGCTGTTCCGCGGAACTGTCTTTGCAAGGGGCCGAACTAAAGGTGGCATGATGACCGTGGTAGCTTATGACATCATGCAGTACCTTTTGCTCAATGAGACAGCACGTGTATTTGTCAATAAGCGAGCAGACCAGATTGCCACCACTCTGCTGAAAGAATTCGAAATACCGATCGGATCTATTGTAAATACAGGGCACGTCATGAAAACACGGACTCACAAAAACGAGACCAACCTGTATGACATTATCCTGGATGCAATGATCGAAACGCTGAAGTCCTCCAGCAAGCGATTTCGCATGTATTCGCAAAAGGGCAAGTTTATGCTACGTCCGCTCGAACTGCCGGATGATGTATGGGTCCTAGAAACAGGCGTAAATATTGAAGATTATAACTACACGACCAGCATCGAGGAAACAGCTACGCAGGTAACTATGGTGGCCGGCGAAGAGAAAAAGCAGATCTCTGTAACCGTAAAAGACGAAGAAGGAAAGAAAAAATACGGTGTCCTTCAGTACTATGAGAAGGTTACGGACAAGGTCAACAAGGCGCAGCTGAAGAATCGTGCAGATAAAGCGCTAAAGCGCAAGAAAGGCGTCAAGAAGGAACTAACGATTGAAGCTAGAGGGATTCCTGATCTAATAAGCGGCGAACCAGTGCGCGTCATTGAGAAGGAAATTGAACTGAACAAGATCCTCTATATTGATAGCGATGTGCACGAGTTTTACGGTAATCGCCACGTCATGTCACTTGTTCTGATCGACAATAAAGCCATGCCGGAGGGATCCTGATGTTAGATATTATTAAAAGAAATGCGTTGAAAGGCGTAAATGCTAACAGCCCGGTCGAATTGATGGGAGCTATTGTCACGCAGGCGCCACCTGAATTGACCATTCAATTAAAAAACGATTCCAAGCTGCCAATCCCGAAAGAAATCATCATTGTAGCAGAGCATCTTACCCGGCATAAACGCAAAGTGCAGATAAAAAGCAGTGATATCAAAGATTTTACAATGTCGCCCGATAAAGATGTCCATGGATACGAAGCAATCGACATAACAGAAGCCGAAGTCACATTCTTAGATGAGCTAAAAGCGGGTGATGAAGTGCTGGTTACCGCTTTGCAAGGCGGCCAGGCTTATTACATTGCAGATCGGGTGGTCAGGTATGAATAAAAGAGGTGATAGATATGAGTATTTCGCCTGAAATTGATGTAGATGGCTTTGAGTTTGACGAAAATAGTCCACCGGAACCGTCTGCCACTTTTCGTTACGACTTTAAAACAAATCGAATTACAAGTGAAATCATAGACGGAATAGAAGCGATTGAGCAATTTATCTACTTAACACTGCGGACCCGGCGCTTTATTCATCCGGTCTATCCAGATGAAATCGGCGAAGAGGTCCACGAATGTGTTGAAAATCCAGAGAATACAATCGCCTTCAAAAAATCTGAAATTCCTCGCTTAATTGAAGAAGCATTGATTTATGATGACCGAATCGAGCGGGTGTATGAATTCAGTATTACGGAAAAAGAAGATTCGTTATATGTGAGTTTTGAAGTCGATACGGTAGAGGGCTATCTATCGATCCAGGAGGTGTATTGATGTTCGAGCATAAGACATTTGAGCACCTGATGGAGAAGTCTTTACCCGAGATTCCACTGCACTTGGACAAGCGGACCAGCAGTATTATCTATGCAGCTGTTGCCGTCAATAACATGGAAATGGCAGAGATGTATATTTGGCTGGATCGGATACTAAAATTAGCCTTTGCGCAAGATTCTAGCGGCGAATGGCTGGATAAAAGAGCGCGTGAAGCGGGAGTCGAGAGAAATCCGGCGGTAAAGGCAAAAAGAAGAGCATCGTTCAACATTCTGGTAGAGAATGGGGAACGTTTTTTTGTTGATGATTTGTTTTACCGGGTTATCGAGAACGGAATGGTTGAATGTGAAGAAGAAGGTACGATTGGCAACCAGCCGCCGAATGATTCGGAACTTTTGCCAGTCAGTAATATTCCTAAGCTCGAAACTGCGATTCTTGGAGAAGTCGTTATTCCAGGAGAAGAAGAGGAATCAGACCTGTCTCTAATCGAACGTTTTTTGATTGAACGAAGACGCAAGGCTACCAGTGCCAACAAGGCTCATTATAAGAAGTGGGCTGAAGAAGTCGAGGGAGTAGGCAAGGCCAAAGTCTTCCCGTTGTGGGCAGGAGATGGCACCGTGAAAGTCATCATTGTAAATTCCGAAATGAAGCCTGCTTCTCCTGAGTTGGTTCAGGATGTCAATGACTATATTGATCCAGTACCAGGCATGGGAGAAGGTCAAGCGCCTATTGGAGCGACCTTGACAGTCGAAAGTGCGAAGAATAAAGAAATCACTATTCGTGCGAAGGTTTCTTTACGTGGAAACACGATTGAAGCTGTTTCTGCTGAAGTGGCAGAAGAATTGAAGTTGATGTTTAAAGGCTTGTCATTTAAGGACTTGCCCTTAAGCGAAAAAGCTACTGTTAATGTAGCAGCAGTCAGCAATATTCTTTACGCAAACAAGTGGATCAGCGACTATTCAGATGTGTTGATCAATGGACTTGCTGCTAACTTGGAGCTCGAAAACGTAGAAATACCGTACTTATTGGCGGTGGATCTCTATGAATAGATTGGAGCGGATGAAATCTTATCTTCCCGAACATTTTGCGAAGTCGCCTGAAATCATAGCGATTTTAGAAGATGGTGACCGGCGTTTTAACGAGATGGATAGCGCGATGGATGATGTGCTAAATCAGTTTTTTGTTGAAACGGCTACATGGGGGTTGGATAAGTGGGAAGAAGAGTTGGAGATACTGCCTTCTGGCACTGAATTTGAGGAAAGACGTAAGCGGGTATTCAGTAAATTAATCAGCCAAACGCCGACGCATTACAAAGCAATTGAAAATGAAATCAATCGCTTTTTAAGTGAATCGACTTCTGTAGTTCGTTTGATTAAGGGAAGATATGCAATGCGTATCTCAGTTCCTTTGGCAGAATCAATCGATCATTCTTATTCTGATATAAAAAACAAAGTTGAAGAGATTAAACCTACACACCTAAGGGCTCTTTATTATTTCAATGAAACAGTCAAGCTTCCTAAATTACCAAGCATTCTTTCTACCTGCTTGGTGAAAATGGCTTTTTCGTCTGTTCCTTGGATGCAAGCGGGCTTTGGTTCGCAAGGCGAAACTATTCAATTAGACGGTTCTTACTTATTGAACGGAGAAAGGTTTTTAAATGGATTTTATAACAAAGACGGCCCGGTGCATCTACAACGGATCAAACTGAAGCTGAATGTTCGGCATGGTTTCGGCTCCTATCTAGTCAACCTGACTCCTTCTCTGGATGGCGAGTTTCACTTAGATGGGAAAATTCTACTTCAGAATGAGCCACAAACAGCAAGATTGCCCATCTTGCATGATACCAACATGCGCTACCAGCAGCGAGAAGTCATCAATGTATCGCAACGACATGCAGCGCCTATAAAAATTTCTTCGGCTTGCCGAACCGGTATTACTACATTAAATGGCCAAGTCGCGATGGATGGCTCCATCCCCTTAGACCAAGCCCTGTCAACGCACGGCGGATTATTTCGCGTTAAGAAAGCAGGAGCCGTAGTAGAGGAGGTGGCAATAGGATGAACGTAAAGAATGAACCGGTATTCCAGTCAGAACTACGTGTGGTCAAAAATGGAAAAGTCACAGAAAAAGAAAGAGGTGAAGTGAAAGATGACAAATGCGATCACAACGATAAAGGCTAGAGAAAAATTTGCAAAGGCACACGGTGGCACTACTCCATTGCCTGCCATTACACATGTGGGATGGGGGACAGGTGGTCATGATCCAGTGACCCGACAACCGATAGTTCCTACTGCTGATGTGAATGCAATCCCTGGCGAAGTTATTAAAAAGGAAATCAACGGCATTGAATACCCGGTACCCACAACATTACGAATATTTGTGGATCTGCAGTTTTCCGAAAGCGGAGATGCAGATATTTCTTGTTGCGGCCTGTACGATGCAGCAGGCGACTTGGTAGCTTGGAAAACGTTCAAACCCAAAGGGATGGATGATGAAACGACATTAGAAATCGATTGGGACGAACAGTTCTAATTTCTAGAAAGGAGAGAATCACATGGCAAATCAAGAAATTCATGAACCAACAAATTACAGTCAAGAAATTCGTAAGTTGCTAACAACTGATCCTTCACACGCAGATGTATTTAACCCATTGTTTGAGCGGCTGATTAATAATGATGTGTTCCTAAAGACTTTGACTGAACGCTTGATTCAGGAACATACCCACAGCGGAGCGGATGGTGAAGGCTCACAAATTCCTTTGGCCAATATTAAAATGCCGGTCGGTGAAGGAGAGATTGTAACCGACAAAGAATTAGCTCATCATATTAACGAACGGAATCCTCATGGTACTCGAGCTGTTGATGTAGGGGCTGCTTCTTCACAAGAGGTTGCTACGCATTTGGCGGAAAGTATGCCACACCGAACAGCAGATGGAAACTACAAATACGGATTTAAACCAAACGCAAATGAAGATGGTTTAATTTTTGTTTATGAGGAGGTTTAA